GGTTAACGCACCTTGGTTAGCCTTACGCGGAGTAGTCGAACTGCATAAGCCCGGTGCGGTGCATGGAACTTGCAAAGCGTGCGAGTTTAATGATTGGTTTGACTGCCCAACCATCAAGGTAATTATCGAGGCACTAGTATGAGCGACTTACCTACAGTCTTTATTCATATCCTTGCTAAAGACAAGGCCAAAGTATTGCCGTATTGGCTTGAGCAGAACTTAGATAACCTCGATTACCCACGCGACAAGATCTATCTATACTTTCGCACCAACAATAACAACGACGACACGGCCAAGATCATTGCTCAATGGATAGATGATCAGCCCGTTCGTGCCGCCGAAGGTTATGAATCAGATGAAAGTCTTTACAATTGGCGCGGTATCTTCTTCGAGGATGACGACATCGACGTCCCGGTGCAGGAATACGGCATACATGAATGGAATCCAACCCGGTTTAAGGCCTTAGCCGCACTACGCCAAGACGGCATAAATCAAGCTATCTTTTGGGAAGCTGACTTCTATTACACCTGCGATGTCGATAACTTCGTCATGCCGCACACGCTTAAGCAGCTCGTGACTCACAACCAGCCCGTAGTAGCCCCTCTCATCCGCTATGCGATGGGTAAAGAGGACCATGCACCTTACGCCAACTATCACAACATCGTCACGCCTAGCGGCTATTACCAAGAGAATCCGGCGTATTACTCGATCCTCAACGGCCAAGTACGCGGGCTGATCCAATGTGATGTGGTTCACTGTACCTACTTATTACGTAAAGATGTCTTGCGTAAGGTAAAGTACGCCGATGGTACCGATGACTACGAATACGTAATCTTCTCCCGCAACCTACGCGAGAAAAAGATTACACAATATCTCGACAACACGGAACTATATGGATATCTCACGCTTGACGAAGACGTTGATGCGTGCAAATACTGGATGAATAGGTTGTATAAATGACTTACGATATCGAAGCGGATGAATGGTTCGGCACTTGTGGAGCTTGCAAGGCCGACCTGTATGCACCAACCAAGACTATGTATGTATTGCAATACCGCCGGCACACTAAATCTATGAACTGCTTAGGCGGTTACTAATGAAGGCTAAACCTAGCGAGATTAAACGCATGGCTGCGTTACTCGATCAAGAAGCTGAATCAAGCGAGGATATGGCCAAGAAGGTGTGGGAGTTGGTAGAAGAACTAACAGCTGCCAGAGACGCTTACATGGCAGTTGTAGTCCATCCAACGGTTCAAGTGGCTATCGCCATTGGTCCGTACAATACTGTAAACAATTTGCGTAAAGATTATGAAAAGCATATGATTGCCATAGATGAAAAGAGCTTTGGCGTTATCGCTAAGGTTCAAGATCCAAGTGTGGTACGAGCTTAGTCGCCTCGTATCCGCCAGCTCGCCTACTTCCAAAGGCTAGAAGCGGCACAAAAAAGCCCACGGCATAAAAACCGTGGGCCTTATTGTTTTAGGATCTTCCCCTTATCCTAAACCTTATGAACTACGCCGGCAGAATCTTTCCAATAGGCGTATGCACCTTTAACCAAGGTAAACGGTGCCGGTGGTACTGCAAGATAAGAATACGGCTTGAATTGTTTGCCGTCATAAAAAGCGGGTAAAGTAAAGTCCGGCGCAACTGCGTTGATATTGTTCTTGTTGATAATCCAACTGCCGACAGTATGATCGGCCGGTTCCAAGATCCAATTACGTCCGCTGGCATCAGTCCTAAAATTGGTAACGTGCGGATCAACCATCATTTCGACGACTTCATGGCAGATAACACTAAATACTCCAGGCGACATGAGCGGCTTAGTAATCTGCTTACCGAGAATAACAAGCGGCTTAATGTATGTGCCAAATAATGATCGTGAACCGTAGGCGTTAGCCCGGATGTATCCCACTGGACATCCGTCAGTAGCCACTTCATGATAGCCGTAGGCGGTAGCCGTCATCGCCGGATTAGGGAATTGGTCTACGATGCAGACATTCCATTCACCGGTAACCGGTGCAAGTCCGAAGGCTACTTGGTAGCCATCCATGCCCCACGCAGCTTCAACGGCTGACACAAAGGTTTGCAGCGGTGCCACCATGTTCTGCACGTCGACATCTTTAGCTGTCTTGGATTGGTTAACAAGGTTAATGATCGGCATGGTTACCTTCTCGCATTGTCCGTTGAGTAGAAACCTCCCGCATTAAAGCGGACAGGAGGTGCAAAAAAGATTCGATCCATAAGGCTGTCGCAGTGCATTGGGGCGGACGATTCCGCATGGATGGATCGTTCAACAACTTCCTGTACCCCGCAATTCCCGCACTTGTATTCATAACTAGGCATTTTTTTTATTTACCATCTCAATCCAAGCAAGTCGTTTGCGCATCAATTCTTTTTTCTTTTTACGCCACCAGAACCAGATAACAATATTATTTTTCTTTTGTATAATTTTATCTTTAATAGTTTTCTTGCGACGCACTTCTGCAAAAAATTCTTCTTGAGAAATAATAGATTGTTTGTACCAAGGATTGTTTATCATTCTTCACCCTTTCCAAACGGATTCGTGCCACCTAACTTCTGGTTTAGGCGTCGGATGGCTCCGTCCAGTTTGCGATGAGCAGTAGTGTCGCTAATCTGCAACTGCTCTGCCATTTCGGCAAAGGTAAACTGATGCCTAAACTTTAATTCAAGAACATAACGATCAACTTCGTCGAGCTTATCCAATGCCCAACGAATGTCGATCAATTGGATAACATAGTTGCCACCTTCGGCCGGATTACCGGAACCGGATACCTTCTCGCCATCTTGTCGCTTAGTCTCAAGCACGTCACCCCAGATAAACGGCAACAATTCCGACAACGTGATGGGTGAGTAGTACAGCTCATCTTCAAGGGCATAGCCCAACTTCTGAGCTTTCTCTCGGCGGCAATACTTCTCTGCTTGACGCGTAAGCGTCTTGCCTAGTTGCTTAACGCCACCCTTGTAAATCTCTGCACCTTGCGAATGGTCTAACCAAGTGCGCACTTTATCTTCCCGGCGCCATACCCAGACTAACAATTCTTGACGTACGTCAGCGACGTCGAAGTACACCGAGTATTTACGATGGACTACGCGTGCTACTTGCGAAGCAATAGTATTAGCTTCTTCTAGCCAGTTATCCATAAATCGTCTCCGGTGGCTTGAGAAACTTTTGGCTTACCGCATAGACATCGTTGCCTAATTTTGGATCAATATAAATCTCATCTTGCGCTTCATATCCGTACATCCAACCGCATATGTTGGCCAGATCGTAAGCCGGAATTGTGACGAGAAGATACTTACGTTGTGGATCATCCGATGGGTTTACCAGCAAACGGCCAGTGCCGTAAGCAGTTGTGCGTACCTCAAACTCGCCAACGTCACCCATTTTACGTTCAGAGAATACGGAGAATGGAAACTTATCCTGCCAACGGGCAATCGCAATTTCACCCAAACAACCGCTAATCTCCCGGGCTACCTGCTCAACCCATGTAGGAGCTTTACCTTGCGAAGCGTCGTTACCCTTGGCTCTATTGTAATTGAACCGGGAAACGGCTTCGGTGGTAGCGTAAGCGATATCGCCGGGCGACATCTTGATTTCAATCTTCACTTCGGCCAAAGCCCACGTTCTACCATCAAAGCAATGACTGCATAATTAGCCATGTCCTTGAATGAATCCTCAATAGGCTCATGGTTAGGAACCGTGCCAGACTTATAAAGATTCTTGAGACGCTCAAACTTATCACCAATACGGACAAGCAAGCCATTAATAGGCCCGCCGTGAGCATTATTGATATTGCCTGGACCGTAATCGGCTTGCTTTGTAATAAGGAGGTTTCCAATTTCATCTAGTACTGACCAGACATCGGCGGCAAAGTCCTTGCTTGCGGTATTTGTATGAGCAGCTGGTTTGGCGTCTGGATTGTAATAACTTTCAGCCCAATTGATTGAATCAACCTTATGGCTTCTTGCATGTCTTGGTTCACTCATCTTCTCCCCCGTCGTCGAATTGTCCTGCATAATAGTAATTATGATCTTCGTCGTTAAGCTCGTAACAGTATATCAGTCTCTTGTTACCCGGTAGTCGTTCTACAAACTCGATCTGTGTTAATACCCAAAGTGTGTCTGGCACCTCTGCGCCATCCTTTGGGCCGTACATAAACTTAGGCATTATTCTACTTCGTCTTCTGTCTCTCGAAGGATGTACTGCACAATCTCCGGATTACTACGCAACATATCTACGAAATGCCAACCAACAATGTCGCATATTTCTTCCAGATCAAACCGCTTGCGAGTTGAGAATGGTGTTTCGAAGATAACTGCATGAGTTAATTCATGGACTAACACCCGGATTAATTTATCCTCTGGGATACCATCTCGAAGATAGATGATATTAGTTTCTGGATCGGTCAAGCCCAAAGCGTCTGGATCTTCACAGGTATACTTGATCCTGTATTTGATACCAGATATCTTTAGGGATATAGGCCGTTTCATGCGGCTATACGCTCTTTAAACCAGTCTTGTCCATAGGCTAATAGTACATCATTAACGTCTTCGTTGGCTGGCAATTGTATGACAGTTGCCTTATCTAGATCTTCTTTGATCCTCTTGGCAAGCTCTTGACCAGGATTTCGCCCGTCTTCTTTGACATCATTATCTGCGTATATGTAAATATTCTTGTAACCTTCGAATAGCTTTGGAAACCAGGGTTTCCACTGCGATACTCCCGCAACACCAACCGCAGGTATGCCGACGATACCCGAAAGTATAATCGTATCAATTTCACCCTCGCAAATGGCAATCGTGTCAGAATACTTGTGAAGATCAATAACGTTAAATAGCCCCACTTTTTGGCCAGTGGGCCAAAGGTACTTAGGCGTGCCGCCATCGATCGTACGAAACTTAAGCCCCACCACTCCGGACGGAGTGCGGTACGGTATGGATAGTCGTCCAACTGCATTCTCATGGCCGGCGCTAGGCTCCAAGACGCTTCCAAGAAGGTACGTATCCGCCACTTGTTTGGTTATGCCGCGTGCCTCTAGGTAAGAGAGAGCCTGTGGCGTTAGATCGTTGCAATATCTTTGCGCTGCTTCCGTTAGCAAGTTCTTCTGCTCTGCGTTTAGCATCCTTAAACTCCTTTAGGTTTTCCTTCCGGGCTACTAGGTCGTAGACATCACCTAGCAGATTACATACAAGGCAGTTATACCCTTGCGTATCGAGGTTGTAAGCCGCACTGGCATGGCTATCCTCATGGACTACACACTTACATGGTACCCATCCGTGACGATCAGACACGTTAAGCCCGTAGTGCGCCAGTACGGCGCCGATATCTGGCTTAGTTACCATTGTATGACTCTCGCAACACGTCAGCCAAGACTTTCAAATACATATTGTGAACCTCAAGTTTCTTGCGAGCTTCGTTTAAGCGACGATCTGTCTCTTGTTCACGTTTTCTCATAGTCTCAAGTGATTGTTTTAAGTCTTCAATAACTTTAAGCAGCCTAGTTACTTCTTCTTCGGCTGGTGCTGGGCTAATGGTGTGACGTGATGATTCATTCATTGGTTGTCACCTTAATCCATTGGTTCAAATCCTGAATAACCCATGCATTCTCCATACCGCCCATGCGACGCTTGACTATCACATAGGCGGGCGGAGTAGCGTTTAACCCCCGAGCTTTGGCGTAGTTAGCTGCCTCAACGGTAGCTTCACGCCAAAACTGCGGCAGGTCCATCTTCGCAGTCGCTTTCAGCTCAAAGATATATGGCTGTCCCGCAACCATACATACAATGTCGCCTTCATCGTCTTTACCGGCAAGGCGCAATCTTTCTGCCAGTAACCCTCTCCCACGAAGAAACTTTAAAATACCAGTTTCAAAAGCAGATCCTTTACGTTTTCCGTATGTACTCATTTGCCTTCCCATTTCAACAGCTCTTGCTGGTAATTAGGATTTGGCGTTTCTTTTGTACAATTCCATATTTGGTTCATATACATGGTTGTTATAGATCCGCTATGAATGTATATAGGAATGAATGTATTGTACCCATCAACGCAAATAGTTTTGCTTGGTTTACTTCCGTTATGCCATAGGCGTTGCGATAAATGCCAGTCCAATGGTAGCGAAATTACAAGAGCAACTATAATGCCAGTGATGATATATCTTTTATTATTCATAGTCCAAGCATCTCGATAATGTCATAGGCTTCGCGCTTAAGTAAATATCTTTTTGCTAAGTCGTAGTCTTCTGGTCGAACATTAATGACCATTTGTTCTAATTGCATTGCTGCGCCTGTAAAGTCACTGCTCATTGTATATTGTTCCAAGTCTGTGCAATAAATTGTGATGAACGATCTGGGTATAAAGTCATCCTGCTTGCATCTGCCCAAAGCGTAACAAACTTTGAACCATCGGCACTGTTTTGGGCAAACCGATTCTTAACGCAAGCAACACGGAATTCTCCGGTTGACGGGACAAGAGCTACTGTCAAGATTAGCTCTGGCAATTGGGCAATCTTTCCTTGGATAGCTTTACGTGCGGGGGGTAGGTCAGCTCTGCCTTCATTCTCGCTGGTGTGGTGGAGCAGCATTACTGCCGCATCCGTTTCACGAGCGATATGGTGCATTGCTTTGGCAATCTCACGAAGGCCAGCCCATTCGTCATTGTGTAGCGATACCACGTTCATGGCATTGTCCACGATGATCATGTGGGGATACTCTCCATACGCTTCTGCGTATGCTCGGATCGATAGATCAATCTCATCTAAGGTAGGGCTTGGCGAAAAGTCAAACTGCAAGTGCGAAATTGTTTGCAATTCCTCACCATAGAAATCCTGCCCAGTCCCTGTAGCAAACGATTCTTCAACGCTTGAAACCTTATGTCCAGTTACCATTGCTGCGGCACGGATAGCTGTTGTGTATCCGTCCGTATCTGCTGATATGTACAGCGTTGGCACCTTCATTTGCACTGCCATAAAAAGGGCTATTAAGGACTTACCGGCATTTGGTTGGCCGGCAATCATTGTTAGTTGCCCCCGCCGAAACCTAATCCCCTCGTTGGCTAACGGTTGGAATAGGTCCGGCAGTAGTGCATACTCATTGGTACTTCTCGCTGCCGCTTGGTGTAGTGACAGCATGATCGGTTATCGAACGAACTTAGGCTCGCATTGATCTGGCGTACCCTTTGGTGATGGGCAGAACCAGCCCTTCCATTCCTTCGGTGCGCCAGGCTTAGACTCACGCCATACCAATGCACCGTGTTTGCAATGACCATCTTGTGTAGCCACTGGCGCTGCATGTGTTGTAGCAATTGGTGTAGCACCTAGACCTGCTGCGAGGATAGCTTGAGCTGATCCTCCGCCGAGTGCCTTCGAAGTGCTGATAATAAGCGCTGCTAGATCTTCAACTTGGCCAAGCTCTGCTTCAAGCTCTGCACTTGTATCTGCGTATAGGTTGATCAATGTTCCATCAGCTGTTTTAAAGTTGATTTGGAACTTAGTTGTTTCTGCTGCCATTTTATTTCTCCTTATTTGATTTCTGCTAGTGGGTCGTAAATCTGTGCTAACTGTCCTCCATAAGCGTAACAATACTCCTTTACGCTACAACTTCCACACATCATGCTTATGTTTGGCAAGAAAATTTTATTCTCAAGGCCAACGCTAAATTGTCGAAATAGCTCAGTCATAAGCGGAATGGTCCAGCGATTCAACCCAGCGGCTTCTTCAAATTCACCCTTACGAGCGTTGTAGTAGAAGCCACGAGTTGGACGGATACCAAACGTCATCTCCATGCAGCAGGCGTAAACGCCTAGTTGCATAGCGGTAGATGGCATAAACGAACCGGTCTTGAAATCTACGACTGCAACCTCACCGGATGGCAGTACAGCAATTAGATCGGCAAATGCCTTGATAGGTACATCACCGAAGTTGTTGTTGAATTCAATTTCAACGCCGGGAATGTTTTGCGGTGTAGTCCATACTTGCATCTGGCTTTGCTGCCAGACATTGACGAAATCGAAGAACATGCGCTTGCCGTTCTCGTCCCACCAAACCTTGTTTTCTTTATCTGGATTAGCCTTTGAAGCTCGTCCGCCAACACGCCAATCAGTTGGATTAGTCCCAGTCTTAGTCTCTACCTCTGCAATTTGCGCAGTGAAGGCGTCTTCCCAAATCTTCTCTAAAGTCATTTGAGCATCCATCCTACGAAAAACACTACGCCAAGCCAGAAGGCAATAACGCCGATGCTATTCATTAGTCTCAGTCTTTCCGAATACAACCTGTTGTGCTTTCTTAAGACCTACAATTGTAGCAGGGTTAGTTTCTTTCTTGATTTCCAATTGGATCAAATCTGCTAGAGTTTTACGCATAAGTACTTCTGCTTCAACAAAGGCTTGCTCAAAAGCACTTTTGGTAATTAGTTGTGCGCGTTTCTTTCCCATTATTTTACTCCTTGAATGTCAGCAACGTAAACATCATCTACAAATTCGTTAATTTTGAGCATTTGATGATCAAACCAGCAGATGGCTTCATCACGATCAGCCGCTTCTATTTTGATGTAAGTATTAAAAATAAACTTTTCAGTCATTATTCACAATCCTCACATGTCACGTTGTCGTTATGCCAGCAGTCGCTGTCCCAGTCGTAAAGGTCATTGAGCTTCTCAGATGACCAGTTGTTTATCCAAATCAAAAAACGTTCATACATCATTTTTTCCATCCCGGCATTGGCGCGATTGCAAGCGAGTCACAAAGCGCACAACGCATGTCGAGGAAGTAGATTCCCAACTCACCGTCATCATCGAATTTGCACTTGACATTCCATGTATCACTGTCACAGGGACAGACTCGAATTGGGCCAAGAGAGCGGTAATCTCCTTCTCGTCCGGGTGTTGCTCTAAGGTCTGCGATGTTTTCCATGTCAAAATGGGAATTCCTCTCCGGTATTCTTTTGATGAGCTTTGTCAAATTCTCCAAGCAGGAACTTTTCAGCTGCTGAGTGGAATGCAGATCCGCCGACGAACCACCAAGCCGGATCTTGTGGGGCTTGCAATTCACGCTCCAATTGCCATGATTTTCCGCAATGAAGCCATGATGTAAATGAGCTAAATGATCTATGTTGGACTGTTGTTTCTTTCATGGCTGAAATGTAGCAGGGCCTATGAATGGCTTGTCAACTTTATCTATTTCGGCGTGTCTTGATCTAGCCTATGGGGTTGAATTTGCAATTGGGTTAACAGTATGATTATAATACGAGCGAAGCGAGTGCGATGGGGTTGATAGCGCCTGAAGGGCGCTTAACCGGAACGAGCGGCGAAGCTGATAGCGAGTTAAGCCGTGATAGAATTAATTTATGACGCAATGGGTACATCGTCTATCAGGTGTTGACCCGACGACCCGTACAGGACTGTGTAGCGAATGCGGGATTACGGCCATTAAGGTTATAAATCTTGCCAATGGCAGTCAGTCGTTTCGATGTATGAAAAACTATAAAAGATATAAAACTCCGTGGAAGAAGTTTAAGAAAGATAAGTGCGAGCATTGCGGCTTCGTGCCAACCCATCCTTCACAATTGGATGTAGATCATATCGATGGCAACAACAAGAACAACCACGAATCTAATCTAATGACATTATGTGCCAATTGCCATAGGCTAAAGACAGCGATTTACAAGGACTGGAACAACAAAAAAGCCCCCACCGCCGATGGCGATGAGGGCTAATTCTTGCTATTAAGTTTTACTTTGTTGGTGCAGCTGCAACTGTCTTGAAATGCTCGTAAGCACCGACAACTACTGGTCCTAGAATTGCCACTGCTGCTCCCCAAGCCACTGACTTGAGATGATGATTACCTGTCTGCCAGATGGCAACAGATGCAACAAGCAAAGATGCTAGGTAATGCTCAACAATCTTTTTGCTGATCTTCATGTTTCTCCTTATGACTAACAGGCAAAGCCTGTGCCATAACTATACCATCTTGGCTTTTACAGCCTCCAGATAGGAATCCCACGGAAAGTTCAAACCCGGGTCTGTATGCCCGCCAGAGATGTCCTTAGCCTTGGTAATATCAATATGCCCGCAGAAACCGGATTTGCCCGCCAAAATGTCAGCAGGGGCTAATTTGACTGCGGGGATACCCCATCGCTTGGCGATGTCAGCGGTGAGCTTGGCGCTATTGGCCAGCTCATGGGTTGAATAAATGTCCTGCCATTCGGCAGAGGTTTGAGCGGCAACACCGGCATGCTCGATACTGATACTTGCTTCGTTCAAGGCAAAGTCGTCTACAGCCCAAGCCGTATCTTCTTCCTTGACTGACTGAAATATCTCGGCATCATCAACCATGTAATGAGCTGATGCTTGTGGGCTAGATGGTCCGGCAAACCATTGGGCAACCTGATAGGCACGTCCTCGTGTCTCCGGAGTTTCCATGGTGTGTACGACGATCAACCGGGGCTTGATGTTGTTACGACCAACGGTGAAATGTTTGGCTTGAATAAAAGGATATGTCATTGCCAAATCAACCTTTCTGCTAAGTCTCCTGGGTTGCACAGGTCTGCCGCTGAGCAGATAGGAAATCCTGCTTCTTCATAGCACTCAGCTACAAGTTCAGAGCAGATGTAGCCATCGTGTTTGGCAAGGTAATCGATCAATTTCTTAGGAAAGATCTTTACGCCTAGCGCACGGAATGCCAACATGATAATGATGCCGAAATTGTATGGCCGTCCGACAGCACGTTGGGCATGGTAAACAATGGCGTCTCTTTGCTCATGGGTAAGCACTTCATGCTGGTTCCATGCAATCTTTGAATAATTGCTAACAGGGCTAACAGCAACGCCAGTAGGATTAGCTTCCACGATCTGGCCATCGCCGATATAAATAAACGCATGGTTCCAGCGAGATACGGTTCCAAGCCGGATGAGCTTTGCAAAGAATCCATTGCTACGCACTACTCCGTAATCGCCAATTTGTGGCTCATATGTTGTCATTTAGATCCTCGATCAAGCTAATCTCTTGCTTTTCTAGTTTGAGTATATGGCGCAGAATCTGGGCATCGCGTTTGGTCTGACCGATCATGGCGATACCGATGATAAGTTCTACGGTTACAGCTAGCCATGAAGCCAATAGCTGCCAATGAACATATGAATGGTTGTCGCCAAATGTTTTTGGCGTAGCAAACCAAACTCCCGACAAAACGGTCCAAGCAATAACAAAGTACCAGTTGCGAATTAGGCCTTGGATTTTCCAAGATATCTGCTCGGAGAAGGTAAGAACGTCACCGGTTGCCTCGTGGATGTATTGCTTTTTAAACATTATGCTCCCTAATATGTTGCTCAAACTTGCCATTTAGTTCGCTTACTTTTAGGTCAATGCCGTGCTGTCTTTCGACTAACGTTTCGATCATAGGGATAATTTGCTTACGAATTGCATCGTTAAGTGAACCGCCGGAATTGGGCAGCACCTCGTGCTTTATGGTCTTGATGTCTTCATGCGATTCACGTTCTAGATCCTTCATCACATTCTTGACGCCATGCTTAAATACATACCAAACACCAGTAGCAGTAGCACCAAGGGTAAAGACCATGTTGTATGCAATTGTTGTAAAGTCCGTGCTAGTCATTTGCGGTATTCCCTATCTGTTATACGATTGTTCTGAATTGGACCATGATGATTCCGCCAAAGCCGCTAAAGCGCCGCTCTGGTGGCGTTTCTCTGGTGAACATCATGCTATCGATAACACCGCGCACGGTTTCCCCATTGGTAAAGTCTTGCAATACGATAACGTCGCCATTAGATTCAACTTCTTCCAACGCACGTAACCGCTCCATGGCTCGGCCTTCATAGCCGGTAGTCATGTTAAATTTGTCGCCTTCAAAATCGTAGTTAAGAAGTGGCATTGTGTAGATACGCTCACGACGAACCGCCGGTAAAGCCTTGAGTTGGTAACCGTTGAATGAGTCTTCTGAACCAACCGCTTGGCCAGATGAAGCATAAAGGGTAAACTTAAGGGCAATTGATTCAACTGGGTTAACGTCGAAGTTATCCAAGCCGGTAATGTCTTGGGTAAAGTCAAAACTATTGTCCACCGTAATGATGTCGCTTAGCGAACCATCTGGGCCAACATAGGTTAACTTGAGCTTGCCAGCCATTGGCAAAGTCTCGCGCAGTTTGATTAACTCGAAGTGCTTATCTTCAAGAGTAAAGTATCGGATTTGACCAGTCTGTATGTAGCCGCTGGATACCAATGTGGTTGATTGGAAGTACAAGCCAACACCGGTAACGCCGATAGCCAAACTATTAGATGCACCAATGGCAACAACGCCGGCAGCTTCTGCGGTTGATGGCACACGCAAGTGTGTGGCGTAAGCCATTTGAGATGGCGTTACTTCACGGCTAAGATCGATCTTGACAAGTCCGGATGAAAATGTGCCGTCGCCATTGTCGATGTAATTGGTAACCGTGCAGTAGGCAAATCGATCATTGAATGTAATTGACTTACATGGTGCGCCATTAAGCACCTTTGCTTGGGCTGGATCATAGCCATTGGTAACAACGGTCAATGGTCCGTAAGTAATAAAGCCGGATGATAGATAACCGGATGTATCGATGATGCCTACACGGATACCGCGGCTTGTGCCGAAGACAAGGTACTTGCCAACGTATGAGCCGAGGGCGTAAATGATTTCGCCTTTAGGCATATCGGCAGCTGTAAGCGCACGGGTAAGAAGTGGCACTTGGCCAGATGTATCAAGGGCAAGACGGAATACCGATGAAGAATCGCCAACATAGCCAGAAACGTAAATGGCGTTAGGGCCATCGCAGATGCCGGTCCATTTCCAGTTAGAATCTGGATGGGCATAGATTGGCAAATTGGTATTGCTTGAAAGAGCAGCGGTACCTGTTACTGTGGATTCTGCGGTGCTTGATGTTTGCGCTGTGATGAACGAGAAGCGAGTAGCGTCTGGAACTGCCGTAACAGTCCATGTGCCGTTGTAAACGGATCCTACGCTTGATACGACAACGGTTGAACCGACTGAGAAGTTATGAGCAGTGCCATCGGTTTTAAGAGTAGCCGTTGGAGCTGTAAGTAGGGCATCGGTGATGTTGTAGGTAAGGACCTGTACAACCTCATACATGTAGTTGTTGATGCCTAGGATCAAGCGTTGCTTGACCCAACCGATTTTGGCACTGGTAACTGTGCCTACCTGCGATGGGTTGGTAAAGATTAATGTGCCGTTGGTTGCGCCAGTAAGCGGGCCTTTGTATACGCCTGTGGCGTTGACAACATAGTAGCTAAGACCGTCTTGGGTAATTGATAGGATCGTACCGGAGCCACCCCATGTAAGGGTTGTCGTTGTACCAGCTGCTGTTGTGCGGTATAAAGTTGAGCCGTCTGCTGTCAAGACTAGATCGACGTTATTGACGCTGTCATGTGCGCCAACAAGGATCGGTGCGTTGGTAACGGCTTGCTCAAGATTTACATCTGGAAGTAAGGTAACTCGGCCTAGATTAAAGACATCTACACCAGCTGACTTATTGAAACGATAGTTAACATAATCGCCTTCAACTGGTTCTTCATAACGGATACCTGCTCCGTAGTGAAAGCTAGACTGGCTGCGAAGCCACCAACCGGTAAGGGTTTGCTCGCCTGGTTCTTTCTGCTGATCGATCTGTTGCTTGCGATATTGGGCAGTCTCACGCTTGTATGGATGATCTTTGTTGATGCCAAAGAAGAACGGTAAGCCGGCAATAGCGCAGTCGTATTGGTTGGCGGTATTGATGAATGTAGCGCCGGAGTTAGCTGGTTGGCCAACTGGGTCGACCGGCCGTTCAGCGATATGTTGGAAGCCGTCAAGTGCCACATTTACTCCTTATGTTGTTCCAATAAAAAACCCCGCCATTGCTGGCGGGGCGGTATTGCTATTTCTGTTCGCCGCGGCAACGGCGAGTCAGATTCGTAGTTTCCTTGAGAGCGATTCAGGGACAGTTTATTCTACACTAATTAGTTTTTAGCGGCAGCCAATAGCGTGTCAATATCTTCTTGGGTTAGTCCAAGAGCGATTAACTTTGCGTTAGTTGCTGCAAGTGCCGTGGCTTGTGCCGCTGCTGCATCGGCCTTAGCCTTAGCATCTGCCTCTGCTTGAGCAGCCATAGC